AACGCATTGCAACCATTGATTTGGGGCAAGCGCGTTATCGCTACAAACAGCATGACTGCGGGTAAGTTCTTGGTTGGTGGCTTCACTATGGGCGCACAAATCTGGGATCGCATGGATGCCGCTGTTCAAATCTCCTATGAAGATGGCGACAACTTCAAGAAGAACATGGCGACATTGTTGGCAGAAGAGCGTTTGGCTTTGACAGTCTATCGCCCATCCGCTTTCATTTACGGCAATCTGTAATTGAGCAGACCCCCATGCCTCGCGGTGTGGGGGTTTTGTAATTGTTAAACTAACTGAAATAACCCCGCGATGGAATTAGTTGAAATAATTGCCCTGACTCATTTTGAAGATTCACGCATTGGTAGCGTGAGTAATAAGATGAGACTAAAAGTTCCGTCAGTAGTTGCTGACGATCTTCAATCAATTGGTGTGATTGAAATAGTAAACCCTCCCGTGGCGACCGCCCGATCAGTTCATACGACCGCACCGCAGGTCGATGGGCGGGGCGTGTCGCCTGTATTATTGCAAGCGGACCGAGTCTCACCGAGGAAGATTGCAACATCGTTGGAAACAAAGGATGGTCGACCATTGCTGTCAATGACAGCTACCGCAGAGCACCATTCGCGGACTGCTTATACGCTTGCGATGATCAATGGTGGAGAGTTCACTTTGAGCGAGTCAAATCAGAATACGAAGGCGAATGTTGGACTCAAGACGAGGGGGCGGCCAAGAGGTACAAAATCAACCGCATTGGGTCTGAGTACAAAGAAGGACTCGGCACTAATGGCGTAATCCATCAGGGCGGTAACAGTGGTTATCAGGCAATCAATCTTGCTTACCTATGGGGGGCAAAGACAATTGTTCTGCTAGGATTGGATTGTTCGCTTTCACCAAAAGGCGAAGCACATTGGTTTGGTCAGCATGGTGAAGGATTAACAAACCATCAACCATTCCAGATGTGGCAAGCTAAGTTTCCGCAACTTGCAGTTGATCTGCAAGCTGAAGGTGTTCGAGTAATTAACGCAAGCAGACAGACAGCCCTGACTTGCTTTGAGCGCATGACGCTTGAGGAAGCAATTAAAGTATGTTGACCTTATTGACAGCAACTGGTGCAAGACCGAAGGCGTGGGCTATCTGTGAACTGTGGATGGCAAGGCAGACTTACAGAGGAGATGTTCGTTGGATTATTGTTGATGATGGTGAGGTTGCACAGCCAATCACATTCAGCAAAAAGAACTGGACATTAGAAGTAATCAGACCTAATCCATTCTGGCAAGATGGAATGAATACTCAAGCGCGTAATCTTCGGGCGGGTATGGATATTGTTGGCGCAGATGAAAGAGTTGTCTTTATTGAGGATGACGATTGGTATGCGGCTGATTGGCTTGAGACAATTGATAAGAAGTTTGAGAAAGCTGAGTTAATTGGTGAGGCTAATGCTCGCTATTACAACTTGCCTCAGAAATCTTATCGACCAATGTTCAATACTTTGCACAGCAGTCTTTGCTCATCGGCTATTCGAGGTCAGGCATTAGATACATTCAGATCAGTATGCAGAGCGCAGATTAAATTTATTGATGTATTGCTATGGCAAGCGCATGGTGACAATCATTTGTTTAGTGGTGAGCGTGTTCTTGGTATCAAGGGCATGGAAGGTCGCGGTGGCATTGGAGTTGGTCACGCAAAAGAATTCCGTGGAACAAGGGATGTTGGCGGTAAAATTTTGAAATCGTGGATTGGTGATGATGCTTTGGTTTATAAGCCAGAGGAAAAATTAAATGACGCAATTAGTTCGGAAAATTAAACGCACAAGCATAGTAACGACAGAGCCAATCACATTGGCAACTGCTCGATTGCATTTGCGTCTTGATGCTGTTGGCTCTCCTGCCGCACATCCTGATGATGCTTTGGTAACTGCATTGATTAAGACAGCAAGGGAATCGGTTGAGTCATTTACAGAATTGACTGTTGCACAAACAACTTTTGCATTGGCTCTTGATGAGTTTCCTGTAAATGAAATTCCTTTAGGAACAAGTCCAGTTAACTCAATCACTAGCATCACTTACACAGATACGAATGGCGCGACTCAAACACTAAATGCCAATGAGTACATTTTTGACTCTTACAGTAATCCTGCAAAGATTTTTCCTGTAACTACTTGGCCTCATACAAAGATAGTTCCAAACGCTGTCATTGTTAGATTTGCCGCAGGGTTCACAGATGGATTAAGCCCGAATGAATATCCGATGCCTACTGCATTGAAGCAAGCGATGTTGTTATACATTGGTGAGCTTTATGAGAATCGTGAAGCAATCAATGTTGGAAATATTGTTTCTGAAATTCCTTATGGCATGATTCACTTGATGACTCCGTATCGCATTAACATGGGTGCGTAATGAGAATATCTAAACTTCAACAGCGCATTACTGTTCAGCGTAGAAGCACGACGCTAGATGCGTATGGTCAAGAGATCAACTCTTGGACAAACATCGGAACAGTATGGGCAGAAGTTAAGCCGTTAAGTGGTACTGAAAAAATGAGAACTAACGCAATGGTCGTTGAGTCTCAAATATCACATCGAGTCACAGTAAGATATTCCACATTGCTCTTGCCATCGGTGGATGCTGACGCATGGCGTATTCTTTTGGGTACACGCATCTTTAATATCACAGCATCATGGAATGTTGACGAAGCCGATAAGACAATTATCTTTGATTGCACAGAAGGAAGTTTAGATGGCCAGTGATCAAAGCATATCGATAAGCGGACTTGCTGACTTGCAGAAAATGTTAGATGAGTTACCCGCAAAGATAGAAGCCAACATCATGCGAGGTGCATTGCGTCAAGGTGCGAATGTCTATCGTGATCGTGCAAGAGCTGCCGCCCCTGTCGGCAAGACTGGAAAATTAAAGAAAAGCATTAAAGTAAAAACTAATGTGAAAAAAGGTAAAGCTGTTTCGCAAGTTGTTGCGGGTGGCGGTGATGCTTTTTATGCGAAGTTCGTTGAATTCGGCACAGCTTCTTTTTATGAAGGAAGCGGAAAGACAGTAGGCGGTCCATATAAAATTTCTCCAAAGAATAAAAAGGCGATAAAATTTGGAGAAGTCTTTTCTGAGACAGCCGTTCATGAAGGCGTAAGACCAACTGGATTTATGCGTAAAGCATTTGATGGTGGGACTACTGAGGTAATTGATCAAGTGGCTGATTACATTCGTATGAGAATCGGACGAGAGATTGTGAAATCATTATGAATCCAGAACTCATAATTGCCGCGATGCTGAATACCGCAGGGATTACCGCATTGGTAAGCACTCGCAAAGCAATGTCACAGTTGCCGCAGAATACAGCCTTTCCTGCGCTTGTTTACACACTCATTGATGCAATACCATTGCCGCACATAAATTACGCGACAGAACGCCAGATGGCGCGAGCTAGAGTGCAGATCAATCCACTTGCTAAAACAATGGCAGAGGTGAAAGCAATCCATGATCAAGTTCGCTTGGCGATGGACTTTAAATTACAACAGACATTTGCGGGTAAGACAGTTATCAGTAGTCGCCTAGATTTATTCGGTTCACCCGAAAAAGATTTAGACACTGGTACTTGGACTCAATCCGCAGATTATTTGGTGTCTTACTATGAGTGAGACACAAACCAGTTTCAAGCATTTGCTTGAAAATTCTGCTCACATCCCTGTGGGCTTTTTTTAAAACCGAGAGGAAAAGACCATGACAGTCCGCACATCCGCAGGGACAACACTTCGTGTTACTGCGTCAGCACCCGCTACCTTCAACAGCACAGGGTACACAACCCTGTTCACAACATCTCCCGTCCCCGCACTCGTTGGTGAAATCACCGACTTGGGCGAGTTTGGTCGTGAGTATGCTTTGGTCACGCATATGCCAGTTGGCTCGCGTGGCACACAGAAGTTCAAAGGCTCATTCAACGAAGGCACAATCACTTTGTCTTTGGGTTTGGACACCGATGACGCAGGTCAGATTATTATGAAAGCCGCAAGCATTTCTGATAACGATTATTCGTTTATGGTGACTACACAGAATGGCGACAAATACTTTTTCAGAGCACAGATCATGTCTTGGAAAGTAGGCGTTGGCTCTGTTGACTCAATCACTACCGCAACTGCAACATTGGAAATCACAACCAATGCCGCAGGAGTTGGTATTGTTGAATCACTTGCCGCTTAAAGAATTGCCGTAAATGGCAACACGCGCACCTACTCGGGTCAGTTCGCATCCTTCGCGGGGTGCGGCTGATTCGAGCAAGGGCAATAACTCTCCCCGCGAAAGGATTACTAAAATGTTTGATATCTCAGAACTAGCAGTTAAAGACACAGCCATCGTTGAATTGGAAACAGTTGAAGGCGATGCGTTGCTTGATGTAAATGGAAATCAACTTTCCATCACAGTTTACGGACCAGGCTCTAAAGCATTTCAGAAGGCACAAAGCATCCGCAATCGTGCGATTCTTGAGTATGTGAAGAAGGGTGGCAAGAAGATGAAAGAAGGCGAACAGCGCGAGCTTGATGCTGAGTTTTTATCTGCTTGCACAGTCAGCTTCAATGGCTTTGGCTACAAAGACTTCACAGGCATTGAGATGTTTAAAGCGGCTTATCTTGATTCAGCAATCGGCTTCATTACTGAGCAAGTAAATAAAGCCGTTGGTGATTGGGCAAATTTTACTCAGGCATCATCGAAGACCTAACTCTGTATGCAAGACAACTGGCTTGGTTCAAAGCAATCCCAGTTGTCAAGCAAGAGAAATCGGTTGCATCAGGCGATAAGCAAGCTGAGTTAACACGCGCTGAGAAGATTCAAAAAAATGGCGGGAAGCCATTGATGCCTGATGTTGGTGATGCAGAATATGTGATAACCTACTGGCAAGATTTGGGTATGGTAGAGATGGGCGCGATGGGTCCAGTACCATTGTCTGCAAGAGAAATAATATCGTGGCAACAATGCACAGGCGTTGATCTTACGGCTTGGGAATATAGAGCGATCAAACAAATGTCACAGGCATATTTGATGCAATCTAAAGACAGCGAAAAGCCAGAGTGCGAGCCACCATTCGGTGATCCAGTAAATGAGTTCGATAGAACTATCGTCAGCAGAAAAGTAGGCAACGCCTTTCAAGCGTTCATTCAGGCAAAAAGGTAAGTCATGGCAACAACAGTCGGGCAACTAACAATCGAGATGGCGGCTAACATTGTTCGCCTCCAACAAGATTTGGATAAAGCCAAGAACTCTGTTTCCTCTGCGATGTCTTCAATACAGAAGTCAGCAAGTGTCGCGGCTTCTGCATTGGGTGCGATTGGAGTTGGCTTATCTGTTGCCGCATTTACTGGATGGATTAAAAGCGCGATAGATGCCGCTGACGAAACTAATAAGATGGCGCAGAAAATTGGTGTCGCTGTCAAAGATGTAGCAGGGCTTCAGCTCGCCTTTAGACAGGCGGGTATCGAGGGAGGCGCATTACAAACAAGCATGGGTAAGTTGTCTGTCGCTATTGCGAATGGCAATGATGCGCTTGTTGCAATGAACATCAATACTCGGAACACAGATGGCAGTCTTAAATCTACTCGCCAAGTTCTTGGTGAGGTTGCCGATAAATTCAAGTCATACGAAGATGGTGCTTCTAAGACTGCGCTTGCAATCCAGTTGTTCGGCAAAGCGGGTGCTGAGTTAATCCCATTACTTAATGCGGGTTCAGATAGCTTAGACCAGTTTGATGAGATGGCTCGCAAGCTAGGTTTAACAATCAC